GCCTATCATGACAATATCGATATGCATTTGAAAACAGGTGCGGAGTTGAATGGATACACTTTAGCTGAAGCCCTGAGAATGAAAGAACAAGGGGATGAAAAAATAATTGCAATCAGGCAAGGGGGCAAGGCAGGAAACTTTGGATTGATCTACGGAATTTTCCCAGAAGGATTTGTTGAATATGCGCGGAACACTTTTGGGGTAATCATTACGATTGAAGAAGCCACAGTTCAGCGGGAACAGTTTTTTGAAATATATCCTGAACTGGTGACATACCATGAACAGTATAAAGCCCATGCCCATGAATACGGGTACGTTCAATCCCCATTGGGCAGGGTCAGACATTTGCCGCTAATCAATTCCAAAAACTTTTCAATTATGTTGAAGGCTGAAAGACAATCGATCAACGCACCTATCCAATCCACTTTATCTGATCTTTCCTGTTTGGCATTATCTGAGTTTAGAAGAAAACATAAAAATCCTTTAGCGTGTAGGTTCTTCGGAATGACACATGACTCACTTACTGCCTATGTTGATTTGCGGGAAAAAGATTTTTGGATTCCTGAAATGAAAAACATTATGGAGAATCTACCATTGAAAGAATATTTTGGATGGGTTCCACAATTGCCGTTTACAGTTGATTGCGAATATGGGCCGAATCTGGGAACCTTGGGAGAAATAAGTTATACCTAAAAAGATGTAACTATCCTGACAAATAATTCTATAGTGTGCTATACTCTTAGTATGAATAGAGACAAACTTAAAGCCCTTTTAGCTGATAGCCCCAAAACTTTTGTTAAGGTTTTTGGCATGAAGCAAACCACTTTGCATATAGGTGTTGGTGACGGTGTTGCCCAAGACACCCTTGCACATGGTAAGGCTGCTCTTAAGAAAGGTCATAAAGTTCAATGGCAAGATGGTAGCCAACAATGGCAAACCACTGATTTTGTTTTAGACACTAGCAAACAGGGTTCTGCTCAATTCACTTGGGACAAGTCAGGCAACAAAGTTAAGCACAATGTTTTTCTTGTTACCAAATCCCCTGATGGTCAAGTCACCAAGAAATTTCTTAAGACTTCATGGAAGGTTTTTTAAACAAAAATAATTGATAATAAGTGCAAATAAACTGACAAATAATTCTATAGTGTGCTATACTTATAGTATGAAAACAAACAATACAGAGACAAACAACATGAACAAATTTTACTCAGGACAAGAACTTTCAGACCGCAGCATTTGTAATCATGACTGCATCTTTACTGCAACTGTCATCAAGCGTACTGCAAAGCGCGTTACCCTTGACACTGATCTTTACGGAGTTAAGACAGTTGGAATCAAAATTGATTCTGAAGGAAACGAATTTTGTTATCCTTACGGCACATACTCAATGTGTACTTCTTTTAACGCTTAATCCACTAGCCCCTTCGGGGGCTTTTTTGACCTTAGTATCAAATTTTAGGAGAGACTTGATGCACATGACAGACAAACAAACCCTAGCAGTAAAGTTGGAATCACTGCTTCATACTCACGATTTCAAAAAAGCGGGTGATGCTGCTTACTCTTTGGTGAGTCAATATATCAAGAAGGGACAGCACGATGATTCCCTGACTGCACCCCAATGGAAATTTGTTGCCAGTCTGGTTGATCAGGCAGAGAATCCGTACAAGCCGAAGGCTATGGAAAAAGAACGGGTTGGTGATTTTTCTGGGGTGATCGAACTTTTCACCAAAGCGAAAGGCAATCTGAAATACCCGAAGATTAGCCTGACTACTGAATCAGGTGGAACTGTCATGTTGTCACTGGCAGGAGCCAAGGCAGCAAAACCGGGAACCATCAACGTAACTGATGGAAAACCTTACGGTCAAAACATCTGGTATGGTAGGGTTGATGAAGTTGGGAATTGGGAAAAATCTTATGCTGCAACTGATGAAGTTGGGAAATTTCTTAAGGAACTTTCTGCTGACCCTGCTTCCTTTGCTATGAAGTATGGACACAAACACGGGTCTTGTTGTTTTTGTAATAAGCATTTGACCCATGCTAATTCGGTAACTGCGGGGTTTGGCCCTGTGTGTGCTGACAATTGGGGGCTGACTTCAGAGTGGAAAGACGCTGTTAAATAGGTTGCTCTAAGCTTGAAACTATAGAATAATCGGTTAGGAGGATATACACTTTCTTCCTTCCGATTATTTCTTTGGGTTTGGCGCATGGCTGAAACAACAACCAAGTTGAAAACTTCTGCTTCTCGTAGACGTAAAAAAACCCAGAAACCTTCTGTCCCTAATAATGTAGCTGAGTTGAAAACAAATATAACTGCTATTATTAAAGCGGAAGCCCAAGTAACTTCGAATGCTCTGGATATCGAAGACACGTTTCTTAACAGTTATACCACTTCGATTCTTCATCCCCAGATTGCCCCCGATGTTTATTATTCCCTTGTTGAACAAAACAATGCGCTGAATCAGTGTATCTCTGCTATGGAGGTAAATATTGATGGAACGGGTTTTGATATTGTCAGAACTGATGGGGAAGAATTAACTGATGCTGATGAACCTGCTCTTACCCCCGTCAAAGAATTTTTAGCGGAGGTTGCCCCCACTATTTCTTTTGTAACACTTCGTAGGCAACTAAGAAGGCAGTTGGAAATTTCTGGGTATGGTTGTATCGAAGTAATCCGAAATCCCAAAGATGATATTATTTTCATGAGAACTTTGGAATCCAAAACTATTCGTTTGATGAAATTGGGGGATGCAGTTCCTACCGTGAAAACTTTAATCCGTGGTGGGACTGAAATGAAAATTCAAACTTTGACCCGTGAAAGAAGGTTTGTTCAGATGGTCAATCGCAAGAAGATTTACTTCAAGGAGTTTGGTTCTACCCGTGATCTTGCAAAAGCCAATGGAACTTTTCTTGCTGATCAAGGTAAAAGATTGCCGTTTGAAGAAAGGGCTTCTGAAATTATTTATCTTGTTGTTCATCGATCTGCTGTATCCCCTTATGGTGTTCCCCGTTGGTTGAATAATCTGCCTTCTGTTATTGGTTCACGTTCTGCTGAAGAATTGAATCTTGAGTTTTTTGCTGCGGGTGGTATTCCCCCATTGATGATATTTATTTCTGGGGGTGCAATGGCTGAGACTGCACGGAAGCAATTGGAAGGATTGCTTGCAGGAAAAGCACGAAACAAATTGAAAGGAATAGTTGCCGATATTCAAAGCACATCAGGAACCATTGATAAGGGCGGTGGTGTGCGAGTGGATATAGAATCTTTTGGTTCTGATCGTCAACAGGATTCCATGTTTGAAAATTATGATATCAGGTGTGAGCAACGTGTTCGTGCCTCATTCCGTTTGCCGCCTTTGTTTGTGGGCAAGGCAGATGATTATTCTTATGCATCCGTTTTCGCTTCCTACACATTAGCTGAAGCACAGGTATTTCAACCTGAGAGAATGGAATTTGATGAAGCGTTTAACAACACGGTTATGAAAGAAATGACCAAGGGTGTTTATCGTATCAAATCAAAACCCCTGACTGTTGCCGATGCAGAAACAAATCTGAAAACCCTTCAGACTGCAATGAATGGTGGAGCAATTACCAAAAAAGATTTAGTAGAAAATCTGAATCTGGTGGGCAGTGTAACTCTTAAACCACTGGTAGATACTGGTGAAGAACCTGCTGAAAGGTTCAGTGGTTCAAGTTCTGCTGATCAGGTACGCAACCCCCACATTGAAGATTTTGACGATGATGACCAGATTGATGAAAGCACAGGTGAACCAGTTGCAAAAGTTGACCTGTCTTATTTAGGGGTGATTGCCGATCTTCAGGTGCGGAATTTAACCAAGTCTATTCCTGCAAAAGATTTGAAAGCTCTGGAAACAAGCCTTGAATCTTTGAATGCTTTTGAATTGGATATGGTTAATATGCTTGTCAGTAATAAAATCTATGCTTCGGTTGAGAATGATTCGGTTGGGATGTCTGAATTGGTTGGGGCTGTTTCCCAGATTAAGGCTTCACACCCCTCTTGCCCTGCGGGTCAGGTTTTGCGGGGTGGTAAGTGTGTACCCAAGGCTGAAGCTGAAAAAGCTGAAGCAGGGGATTCTACTGGAATGGGTGGTGTAAATAATCATATCCATACCCTTGAAGCAGATGGAATGACATCAGAAAGCGAAGGGCATACCCATACGTGGAACAGTGAGGAAGCCACTACAGGTTCTACTAATGGTCACACACATCAGCTAGGCTAGAAACATGGTAGTCAAAGTAGAAGCCTATCTTGACTTGGAAGCATCCCTTGAGGCAGAGATTCTACCCAGATGGAATAGAATTCAAAAGCGCATTATTCCTCAGATTGAAGTAGCTATTGAAGAACATGATTTAGCGAAGGTGGGTCGGATAGTTGATACCATCAACACTTCTCTTCTATATCAAGGTAAAACCAAAAAAATAAATACACTTCTTAAAACAGGTTTGGTTTTCGGGGGTGCGTTAATCAATGGGACTACTCTTGATCTTGAAATAGTATTAAACAAAGAGGCTTTGGATTTGGTTCCTATCGCCACCAATCAATATAAAATCCAATTAGATCAAGCAATGATTACCGTTAGAAAACGGTTCATGCAGTTGGCTGTGAAACTGGAAGCCCGTCTTACCTTTGAAGAACAAGAAGCAGAAGCATTCAGCAAAATGGGTTCTGTTAATGTTCAAAAAATCAATCCTATAAATTTAAGAAATGCGTTGACCACAGGTGCGGGTAATATTGGGGGCGGTATGATAGGTGTTGCTTCTTCCCTTCAGATGTCACGCATGGCTAATTATGGTTTTGTTGCTGAAGCATCTGCCCGTGGGATTACCCACTATGTTGTTAATGAACAATTAGATAGTAGGATTTGTCCTGTGTGCAGAAGGATGCACGGGAAAAGATTTGAGGTTGCCCCTGCACTGGCAAAACTGGATACCCAGATAAGAATAACTGACCCCACTGATTTGAAAATCCTTGCTCCCTTCCCCAAACAAAGTAAGGCTGCTGTAAAGGATTTGACAGAAATGACCCCAGACCAATTGAGGGCGAAAGGTTGGGACACTCCCCCTTACCACCCTAGATGCAGGGGATTATTGAAAGCAGTTCGCTCACCAAAAGGTACGCACTCACAACCTGTAAATCCTTTGCGCCCCGGACAAAAAATTCCTGATAAGCCGTTTACTTCTGCTGAAGATTATTATATTGCGGGAGACACAGCAGTTACAGAAGAAGGAATCATGGCTGCTTTGTCGGCTGAAGATGCTGCTGCTATCAGAAGTATTGAAGAATTATTGGAGGGGGTTGAAACAACTGCCCAGAGATTCAGAAATGCTCAAGGTGTTTGGACTGCTGAAAGACAATTACTGCATAGAGAAATAACACGAAAAGTTATTCTTGGTTTTGATGCAGAGACAGGGGTATTAAATCGTTCTAATATTCTTAGCAATGGTATCAGCAAAGCCAAGGTTGTAGCGGGGGAAACCCCTACCTATACCGTTCTAGGTGGGCGTGGTGGTTCTGGTAAATCTTGGTTGACAGGTGGAAATGGGCCTGTTGACGGTAGAAGGGTTTTGCTGTTGGACTCAGATGCGATAAAGAAATTGATGCCAGAATATAAAGGGTATAACGCATTTGAACTTCACGCAGAATCTTCCTACCTGTTCGATGAAATTTCTTTGATTGCCAAAAGAATGAATCTTTACCTTGACCTACACCATCTAATGAGAAGCCATTAATCTCCCCACTCTTTATCAGTTCCCAAATTTCGGAGTCATAAATTTTAACTCCTGCAAC